AAGGAGGCAGTATGAGTAAATCTAAGAAAGAGGAAATTAAGCTGTATAATTTTAATGACCCTTTATCAATGATTGAGGAATATGGTCTTGATACAGTCGAGGGCATTGTATGTAACAAATGTGGTAAAACTTTACCACAAATGTTTGCGAGAGATCATCTTGATCCAGATTTCCCAGTAAACAAATGTCCACATACTCCCATCTATGAAATACAGGATGTAAATGCAATGGATTTAAAATTATATAGTTTTGAAACGTCGGCAATTCCATTACGTTTATATCGGCTTTTGGTAAATAATAAGATTAACACCATCGGTGATCTTGCCCAGAAGAGTAAACAGGATTTACTCAAACTTAAATTCTTTGGCCGTAAGTATCTGGGCTACGTCAATAAAACCCTGGAGAGCGTAGGGGTATCATTAAGACAGGAGGAGGATGAATATTAATAACAGACTTGAGGAACTGCGCTCTGCTGTGAATCAATTTCACCTGAAACATCCAGAGGTCTGGGAATTATTCGTAAAGTTTTCCTTTGATAAAATAGAATCAGGACATAAATACTATGGTGCAAAATCAGTGATGGAGCGAGTACGATGGGAAACTCCTGCTGGAAGTGAAGCACCAAAAATCAACAACAATTATGTCTCTTTCTATGCCAGGCGATTTGCAGAAATATATCCTGAACAATCAACTTTCTTCAGAACACGATTCCAAACAAGCGAAAACTCTTTGCCTAAATATGTTTCGGATGCACCAGTAGGAGGTTGGAAATAATGCGGACAGTCTCAGGCTAGGGTGGGAGGAGGTTTGAGTAAGGTGATAATTACCGAGTACCGTGTAGGACTGTCCGTTTCATTGCCATAACTTCAAGCCCCCACCCTTCGGGGAGGGGTCTTGGGGATACTGACAATGGTGTTAGTATCATTTAAGTTAATTTCCATACAGAGGTATAAAATGGAAAGTAGTACATATAAGAGAAAGACCACCAATCCAAAAATAGGTTGGTCTAATGAGCGAAGAAAAGAGTTCTCTGCAAAGATGAAAAAAGCTCATGCAGAGGGAACCTGGAATAAGAAAAGTAAGGAAGTTATAGGTGCAGCAATCTCAAATGGCCTAAAGAGAGCAAATGAGAAGAGGGAGAGGGAAAGAGTCGAAGGAAGGGGGAGGGAGAGGATAGAGGAGTGGAAAAGGAGAAAGAGGGAAGAAATGGATATAAGAAAGAGTGAGAGGCAGAGGATGGCGAAGAAGTGGGTAGAGAAGGAGCGAGTGGGAGATGCCGAAGAGGCCAAGAGGAAATTAGATGAAGGTGGAAAAGGAAAGGAGACAACAACACTGGGGCCATTCTTTTCAGACACACAAATCCGTGAACGGCTTAAAATAAGGAAGGAAAAAGAAAAAGAGCGGAAAGAAGAAGTATTGGATGAAGGATCGCCTTACTTCATGCTTACACATCCCAGCAATATCAGCGTCCGTATAAACAACTGCCTGCAAAACACAAAGATTGAAACCATTGGAGACCTTATCCAGAAAAGCGAACAGGACTTGCTCAAGATTAAATACTTTGGCCGAAAGTGTTTAAGAGGCATTAAGGACGCTCTTTCAAAGAATGGAATGTCGCTGGGAAAACCCCTATCTGAAGAAAAACCAAGAAGTAAAGAAGAAAGAGCAAAAGAACTTGATTTAGGGAAGACACTAAAGAGCCGTGGGGTTGTGATGACCCAAGTAGATATTGACACCTGGCTATTGTTTACCGAATACGTTAAGCAGCAGAGTGAATTAACAGGAATAAAATTAGTAAAAAAGACTGCATTGGATATTGCAATAAAATCACTTATCCGGCATCCTAATTTTTTCCAATTTGCACTTGAGCTTAAAAAGGAGGATAAATGAGTGGTTCAGCAGTTCCAAATGGCAGGATAGACATGAAGTATGTTATCCATCGCCTGGAGGAGATCAGCAGCAGTAAGGAAAGTCCTTACATTAAGACTCTTATGCTGGACAAGTACCTTGATGAACTTATGGCAACTCTTGGAAGGGAGGGTGGAGACACTTTTTCAAAGGCTCCTTCTGTCAAAAAAGGAGGTATAAATGAAGCCAAGACTTAACATGGAGATTCCTGCAAGGGAATACTCAATGGTACGGATAGATAGTTACATTTATGATGCAATGAAGAAGTATCTGGACGAACAACCTACTTATTGCTCTGCAACCAGGTTCATAGGGGATTTAGTGGAATCCAGGCTTATTTTGGAGTCTCAGAAGGCCCATCAAGGGAAGAAAACCCCTTCATAGGTCTCTCAGTACCTTCCCAAACTGGCACGTTTCCTCATGGATGCGTGTCAGTAACAAACCAAGTTTCCAGCGGCTTCCCCCCCTGTGCCTTCTTAGTTTTCATACACACAACCAAATTTGCAGCCTGCAAATCCTCCAGAATTTCCCTGCGTTGCCTGGAGTTCCTCAAATACCTTGTCCTTGAAGTCAGCTCAGAAGTTGTAATCCCTTCCATTCCGGCTTCACGTATCATCCTTTCCACTTTCTTAGATACTCTTTCAAATTCATTATCAGCCAGGTTCTGTTTTATATCCATACATGTGTTCCTGGTAAGTATCCTCATCAACTCACAACCATACTCCGCTCTTTCTGCATTGATCTCACTTTTATTATCTCCAACAGTATTTATCAGTGCAATTTTTTTTGCATGTTCTGCAACACGTACCCACATTGCCCCAGTTGCACCTTGTTCCGATAACCTGGAACATTCATCCTCCAATTTTTCAAACACATTAAATGCATCTTCGGAATAAACAATAATTTCAGGTTTTGGTCTTGCAACCTGCTCCTTAATATTTCCCCTGGAGCTGTTATCAATTGACATATTTTTGAACAAGGCAGCCCTGTCACACAGTGCCTTAGGAAACTTTTGCAGGAACTTTGGTCTCTGCCTCCTGGGACGAGTTGGAAGTGCATTTACCACAACAAACCTGTTCATTGATCCATCCCTGATTTTCCCCGAATTTAGGCTCCACCAGAATGTATCTGGGGTACTGGTGCCATATATGCTGCAACAAGGCTGGTCAATCTCAAACCTTTCCTGATCTTTCAATGAAGCCTTGTCCTGGCCAAAGTACGGCCCCCCGGAGGATGTATATATTTCCATGAATGCAGTCATTGTTTCAATTGCATGTTTGGGAGCATTGTCAGAAAAGATTGCCTGCATGAACAAGCCAAACTCATCTATCAGGAACAGCGAGCTATGTCTCCAAGCCAGGACTCGTTCTATTGCTGCCCTGCCAGTTACCTTCTCTGCTCCAAAGCATTTCATTTCATTTTCTGAATCAAACTTCTTAATAAAGTACCTGCAACTTTCCTTACCACTGCCTGTTTTACCAAGTGCAGCAATAAATAAGTTTGAGCGTGTATTCTCCTCAGTTGCACATTTTCTACCTATCATAACTCCAGTATAGGCCAGCGATGCACCAAGAGTCAGCTCAGGTTGCGGATATTTTGAATTTTGCATGATAAATTCTGCAAAGTCTCCAACAAATCCTGACGGTTTCATTAAATCCTTGTGAAGCTCCCTGTCTGTTTCCTTTTCCTTATAGGTGGGAGGCACAGAAATGGTCTTGTGCCGGAAAGTATCTCCTGCCAGAAAGAAGAGTGTACCTCCATCACCCTCAGTAATTGCACCACCTTTAAACCCATCCCACTTTACCCTCATCTCAGTTGCATTGTATTTGCTACTGGCTGAAGACCAGTCATCCCAAAGTACAAAGCCTGAATCTCCAATAAAACCCTTGAGACTCATGCCAACCTTTATCCAAGTCCCATAGTCATCCACTCCTGCTACAGATTTAAGAGCCTCAACTGCCCTTTCTATATCAGCAAGCGGATATGTTTCAGCCTTTACTTCAGCAACATCAAAAAAGACTTCTGAAGTTGCATCAGAGTTTCCAAGAGGAATCGGAATTGCATTGGATTTTCTTTTTGCGGAAGGATCATAAGTTTGGAAGAACAGGTGGGCAACGTCCCTGCATTGCGGGTCAAGTTTAAGGTCGTATGTTTCCTTAAAATGTTTTTCTGCAGCAACAAACGATTCGGTGTGTTTTGTTGCATCAGGAACCACTTTAATCCATAGTTTCACCCCTCTTCCAGAGGGCGAAACAAATGCAGCCTCAACGTGTTTATCCTTAAACAGCAAGTCCCTCAGCTCTCCGGCATCTTCATCCAGTTTGTCAATATCACCCTGCATCAAACCAGAATATTCAATCAACGTATCTGCCTTTCTGGTTTTTGTGCGGCAGGAAATAGTGTATGCAGGCAACCGCTTTTTAAATAAATCGTATTTCAGTTTACCGCCATTTATCAGTTCCTTGCGGCAAACAGAAATTATGTCTTTGTGGGTTCCATCTTTTATTTCCTTGAATACATCATCAATTTCTTTGTAAACAGGTTTAGTTTCTCCCACACCACCATAAAAATAAGAAACTTTCATAAGGGAATTTCATATCTGCACCAAAGGAGAATTACAGCTTGCACAATCAACTTAATTAACTGATAATGAGTACTGAAACTTCGCTGGTGCGGTTTCAGATTTGGGCCTGTGCTTTCCTCCTGGATTGCATGGGCCTTTTTGTTTTAGAAAACTTCATTCATTTGATAAAATGATAGAGTTACCCTGCCGACAATAGATCATTAAAGACAGGGCAAGGAAAACTATGCCACTGAGACACCCGGACAGGTAAATCCCAATGACATAGAGTATGAGGGGATTATCAAAAAGGTACGTCATCACCGTCCGATGGTTCTGGAGCCTGATATTTTTTGTACCCTTTAATATTATTACTATCATCATAACCATCAGAGCCTTTTCTAATTTCGACCCTTGCAATAACAGGAATGTCATGCAGTTCTCTCGAATCTGTAATCTTCTGCTTCCCAATTGCTCTGCATAATGAAGCAAGCTGTTTTTTGGAAATTTCAACTGCCTGCGGATTTGGATTATCCAAATTCAGGCGGTCAAACAGTTTCCTATTCTTACCTTGTCCATTAATTACCAAAAGTTGAAGAAACAGGTAATTCCCATCTTCTTTTTTTGTTTCTCTAAATTCACTATCCTGCACTATTACAGGATAGTCACCAGGCATAAGTGGAGAGAAGTCCTCATCGACGACTTCCACTTCATCTGCATTAAATTCGAGTTTCATTTGCTCTCCTTTTCAACTGTTTTTAACTGTTGTGTAGATTTGGCAACATTGCCTTCAGCCGCCCTTGCATCTGCAATGGCTGACATGAAATCCTTCCAGTTAAGAGGAAGGCTTTCCGGTAGTGCAAGCCGTGTTTTGCTTTCGTAACTCGGATCATTTCCGAGATAGAGCATCCTCCGGCCTGTTGCAGTGGGTTTATATTTGGTATTCCCAAATGAATCCCCACTTTTGGTGGTGAATATTTCAGGAGAAACATGCCCGATAATATCACACCATTCCAATATTGTACCCCTGACAGTCTTATGAAGTTTAAGAGTAATCGTGTCATAGGGATCAAGTGTCGGTAACTCCAATCTCGAAATCTGCGAATGACTTATAAGCAGAATATGGAAACCTTTTTTACGAATCGCTTCAAGGGCATTCAAAATTTCCTGCCAGCCCTTCAAGGCAAAAGTATATCCCTTCTGGTATCCAAACTCCTCAATTGAAGTGTAGTTCTTTTCATTCAGTATTTTATTATCCAATACATTCTGCCAAAGAACTTTTTCCAGCCAATCCAATGAATCCACGACAATCAATTCATTTTGTATTGAATCGGCCTCTTTATAAATATAACGGAGTGCATCCATGACATCATTATAAGATTTACCAACCAGATCAATGGATTGACAATCTATGTCAGAAATTCCTCCTTCCACGTCAAGAAACAAACCCTCCTTTCCAAAAGTGGATTTGCCACTTCCTCCAGCACCGTGAATCCCAATCCGCAAGGGGGTGGGGTTCATGCCGGATAGTATTTTAATCTCGCTCATACTCTCCTTTCAATTATTTTAAATGTGCGAAATTCAGACACACGGCAGAACTTCTCCACCAAATCAGGGTGTGCCAATTTAAAAGCTTTCTGATCTAAGCCTTTTTTAGAACCATTTATCCATGTAACAAGTTTCTCGCCATCGTCATCAACTATAACTGCAACGCTTTTCATGTGATTCATAATGTCCTTATTATTATCACTTTTCTGAGCTTTAATCTCAGCTTCCTTCTTCCTTATAGCCTGCCCTGCAGAAATAAGGTTCAGCAGAAGTGGAGTTGCCTTCATTTCTTCCAGTTCCTCAGAAGCCTTCGGAAATTGCAGCATTGCTTCCTCTGCAGACATAGGTTCAGGCGGGGTTTCTTTCAATATGTGATTATTCCAGAAATCCTTCTCCTTATCAATCAACTCCCTTATTTGCTTCTCATCCCTTTCAATTTTATAAACCTGTATTTTTTGTCCTCCAATCAGCACGACACACCACCAATAATCCCAGCCTGTAACATAGAGATAATGATTGATCTGGTCGAGGTAATTGGGCGGGATGTCCCTTGTCATTTCTGGCCCCCAATGTGAAGCATTCCATGCAGCAGTTGTCTTAATCTCAACACCTACCTTTTCTCCCACTACCTTTGCATCAATATGAGCCTGTGCAATGGGCCACTCCTTTGAGTTCATTGTCCTGGAGACCATTCTGATCTTGATCCCAGTTTTTTCAGTAAACAGTTTCCCCACACCAGCTTCAAACATAACTCCTGCCTGAACAGCAGGATTATCAGATAAGTTCTTTGGTTCCTTCAATCCCAGTACCAAATCATAGACATCTGTGCCAAACATCCACGGGTTTGTGCCATTGATTGCTCCTGCATAGGAGCCTCCAATAGTCCATTTTCTGACTTCCGGATCAGATTCAGGCTTTATCTTTGTCTTCATTATTCCCTCCCAATAAGTTTTTATGAACAAATGCAAAAAACCGATTCCTTGCATTTTTATTTTGTTTCTTTGCAACCCGGATTGCTTTCATCAGACGGAAATTTTTTAATGCTTCCTTCTCTTCATTGGTTGCAAATTTAAAACCATACTGAATAATCTTTCCCACACCTCCTCTTCCTTTCATATTGCCCCCTCACAATTGTTTAATATTTAGAGGTTTTGCAAATTTATTTGAATTGCAATGCATTCTCATGGCATGTGCTGCACGTTTTCTGCGTGCATCACACTCAATTCCAATCTGCTTTCTTATTCCCATTATTGTTGCATATTGACGATGTTCCCCATCTGTCAGACGATGATTTCCTTCAATCAGCATATCAAACAACTTTTTTTCCATTTCTCACTTTGTAAAAGTGAAGCCCGGAGACAGCGTGGCTATTGCTTGGCCAGGCATGTATCAGGAGACAATTTTACAGGACAGTGCCTAATCATCACCTCCTGAGAGGAAGTCTCCTCCCGGCTTATCCTCCAGGCTTCAGAATCTTTATGTTTATTTATCCCCATC